TACTCTTCAGAGATTTTCGCTTTGACAGCAGCCTCAAAAATGGTCTTTGCTTTCTCAGCGAACTCTTCAGAGAGTTCTGTGCCTTCTACTAGAGCGGCAACATCAGCGGAAACGTCGAGGGACTCAAACGATGGTTTGATAGGATATGTAACTGCAGGACCTGTGCTTGTAGCATATGCCGCATCTGCGCCAACTGTAGGTTGTGCGCCCATATCACCAGCATCTTTTTTCGATGCTAGTTGAGGATCGCCAGATACCTGCGAAACAGGTGCTGCCGCTTTAGCGCCAGGATTTTCTTCGCCGTCATCATCATGCTCGTTAGGAGTAGTGGAAGTTCCACCAAGATCTGTAGGAGCAGATTGACCAGGAGCAACCGATGGTTGAACTGTTGGCATAGGATCCTTGCCGCTAGACTTTGCAGTCTGTGCGTCAGAAACCTGAGAGGGTTCGCTACCAGTGCCAGGAATAACATTAGCAGAAACAGTTGGCATAGGATCGCCAGCTTCTACAATCACCTTTTGCTCGGTAACAAACTCCTCAAACTTTTCATTTAGCATATCTGACATTTGAGCTTACCTCTTAATTTCCGTTTTATTATTATAAAATTATTTATGAATTCAAAGATTTGAGAGAAAATGCTCAAAAACTTTGAGCGTTCTTTCTTCCAAATCACGGCGTGATTCATCAACATAACGTTGATATTTAGCAATTTCACGCTCCTTTAAAATACCATTATCCCAAACCCACTCTTTACCTTCCATAATGCCATTAACAAAAGCATCAGGAGCAGAAGGATCTGCTACAATATCAGCAGCAGTTGTTAGCATAAAATCATCACGGACTATTGAAACACCTTCTTGTTTGTCGATGCTTCCCATACCGCGAGATGAAACGCCAAGTTGAACACCTTCATCAAGTAAAGATTTCGCAATCTTTCCCATTGGAGTATCGAGAATTTGTGCCTTGCCCATGAAGTTNTTTCCTTCAGCGCGGAGGTTTGTAATTCTATGTGATACTCTNTCAAGATTAATTGTTGGACCATCAGGATGACCGAGTTCTCCTAAAGCACGTTTGGTTTTAACATACTCTTCGTTGTATCTCTCTACCTCGCGGTTGAGAACTTCGAATGGATATCTACGACCATTACGATTTGTCAGTTCCGATTGAAGAAAGACGCCCTCAATATAGAGAAGCTTCTTTCCGTCTTTTTCCTCTGTGAGGATTGTAACGTTTTCAATCTGTTCCGTTATCAGTTTCATCGGTCTCTGTCTCTGTTGGTTCATCGAAGAATGTATTCGCTACGACTTTCTTATAGTCTGCCATCGCATCGGATGCTTTGGCAAAAAGAAGATCATGAATAGCATCAATTGCTGAAGCGCGATCTTGATTGCTGATTTTATCAACAATCGAAACTTCTCCAGGAAAATTTGTTTCAGGCATAATATTGTTTTCGATATACTTTATTTATCACCACTAGATTTTTGGGGCGCGGACTTCTCTTTCTTTACCTCTCTTTCCATCGCAGCATCAGCAGCAATTTGTTCTCTTTCTGCTGCATCATCTGCCTGTTGTGCTTGAATTTCAGGAGCAAGGGCAGTATTAGCTGCTGTTAATTGATCCATAGCATTTGTTTCTGTTGGATCAATAGCAAGACCAGAAGCAATTTCTTTCTTCATTTGCTTATCAATTTCCTTATATTCAGTATCTTTCTGACCAAGAACATGGCGGCGAATATGTTCTGCGGAGAAATACTTTCCAACAAAAGGATCCATCTGAGTGACAGTCATCATTCTTTGGTTCATCATTTCAATTTCTTTTAGTTCATTGAAGTGATTATCAAATAGATAGTCATACTGGATATGCTCCTTCATGTCATCCCAGTCTTCAGGAGAGATTACTCCTTTGAGGATAAGTTGGGTCTTGAGAATATCGTGGAAAAGTTCGCTAAATCTTTTACGTAATCTTCCAATGAACTTGGTAAACTTGAGTTCGTCACGGAGGACTTCAGTTGTTTTACCAAGGTTAAATCCTTTGTTATCGTCTGTAAGTCTAGAAGGGGGAAGATTGAGAGAGTTATAAAGCTTCTTTTTAAAATACTCAACGTCTTTAAGTTCGCCAAGATTTTGTCCTCCAGGTAGAGTTGTGATCTCAGTTCCACGACCACCCTCTCTACGAGGCAACCAGAAATCCTCTAGCATACTCATGTGCTTTTTATCATCACGCATCTCACCAGTCTGTGCATCATAGACTAGCTTGTTGCGATAACGACTCATGACATCACGCAAGTATTGTTCTGCCTTGACTTTGGGAAGATTACCAACGTCAATGTAGAAAATTCTACGCTCAGGTGCGCGTGATAATCTGTAGATAACAAGAGAATCTTCAATCATTCTTAGTTGATTAAGAGACTTGATTGCCTTATGAAGGAAACCAAGAGTCATTCTTTTGTTTAAATCCTGTAGTCCAGATGGGCAGAATGTGATAGAATCTACTGCCATCTTTACACCTTGGGACAGTGACATATCGCCAACTGGTCCTAAAACTCCACCCTTGTAAAAACCTTTTGGATTGTAAAGATAATAATCAACAAATGTTCCATACTCATACTCAAGTGCTGTGCCTTTGATTGCTGCACGAGCTAGAGAATCTTTTGGAGTGTTGTCGATTTTTTGACGGACCTTCTTGATCTTCATTGGATCGATGTAACGAAGTTCCGTAATACCTTTCTTTGGATTGTCTAGGTCAACGACCTTATGATAAAATAACCTTCCATCAATATACCAAGTTCTAACAATCTCATGTGCGCGATTGTCAAAATTTAAAAGACGTTTGATATATTCAAACTCATTACGAATTTTAGTTTTTACACCTGCGCCTACTTCTAATCCATCTAGATTAATTTCTACAGGACTATCATATGCGTCACTAACAACAAATTCATTCACAACTTCGTCAACAGCACTATCCACCTCAGGGTGAATTGCCATGTCACGATACCTACGAATCATTTCAAACTCATTACGAGCTTGATTATCCGTATCTACATACGTTCCATAATACCCACCTGCCGCTACGGCAATGGGTTCATCAGCAGAAGGAGGGACAGGGGATTGCCCCCTTTGTCCCTCCTTTCTGTTAATCTGGAAGCCAAATAACTGACTCATGATTATCTATTCAATAGTTGGACGTTCCAACTATTTATCAACCTTCGACTGATAGGTTGTTACTAGTTCCAGTTCCACTAGAAAGAACTTCCCAATACTGATATTGGAAGTCAACAGTGAAGTCTTCAATCTGATCATTTGCATCATATGCAAGATCAATTTGAGAAACACTAGTTGGGAATGCATCCTTGAATGTATACTCGCGGATTACGGTTCCGTTTGCATTACCATCTCTTTCCAACTGCTTGACTTTAAGATCAGCAGTATAACCAGATCCATTGTTTGGAAGGAATAGATCGGAAACATTACCTTCATGGGAATTTAATGTTTCTAACCAACGCTCCATGAATGAACGGATCTTCATGTCTCTATCATTAATGAAAGTTACAGACCAGTTATCGAAGGTTCTATCACCAGCGATTTTAACTACTCTTCCTCTGAAAGGAACTTCAACTACACCCATGTTAGCTGCTGGAATACCAGCAGATTTGCAAAGAAGATCTACCAAATCTTTTTCGTCACCTTGTGGATTATCTGGATGATTTGCTGGAAATTGTAGATCTACAAGGAACATGTTGGGCTTTACGCCCGACTGAATCTTTCCTAGAAATTCGGAAACATTACTTGAGATTGCCATTGTTTTTACCTCTTATTTAAGAATTTATACTAACTAAATCAACCAGCAGTACCAACTACTTCAGAGAAGGAAATTCCTGTTCTGGTAGCAGTAAAGGTAACTGTGACATAATTAATCGAACGAACTGGTTTGATGAAAATTTCAGCAACGAATTCGTTACGATCAACAACTTCTGGGGTGTTGTTTGTTTCATCGCAAACAACTAGATAATCAGTGATGCCTCTCTTTGCCTGAATTTCGGAAAGATAAGAACCAACTGTTGCTGCAAATCCAGCGCGAGTTGTTGAATCATTTTGCTCGAATAGAATGCCCTTCGAAGCACGCTCAACTCTTCTTTCGACGTTGAGGAAGAGACGACGAACATTAATACGATCAAATGCCGAAGGTGCAGATAGTGCCGTCTTATCTCCAAATAGAACTGTGCCAGTTCCAGGGAAAGTTACGATTGGGTTGATTCTTGCTTGATACAATTCATCTCTATCTGCTTTGTTTGGATTCCAAGCAAGTTTAATTACACTTCTTAGACCACCTCTGTTCAAACCAGCTGGTGAGATCCAATCAAACTGTCCTGCGCTAGTTCTTACACATAAACCAGCAAGGTCTCCATTGGTTCCAATCCAACGGAAAGTATCGTTAAATCTGTCATAGACATACTTGATACCGCTTCCTAAAATTGTATAGGAATTTGTAGAGATTTGATTGAGGAAGTTAAGAGTCTTAGTCTTCTGCTGAGAAGAGGAAAGAGTAGTTCCACCAGTTCCAACTTGGTTTCCAACGAAAGGAGAAACAACTGCAATACAATCTTTTCTTGTAGTTGCAACACCAACAACTGATTGATACTTAGAAAGAGTAGCAGATTCGGTTGAGAGTGAACCGCCAGCAAGAACAAAATCAATCTCAGTTGCTTCTGTATCTAAGAATAAATTGTATGCGGTAGTTGCTTCACCAGCATCATATTCGAGAGCATTTGTTCCATCAGTTCCACCTGAGAGAGTTGCTTCTGCAGAAGCAACAGCGTAATCAGAACTAACGGTATATGCTAGAGCAAAATATGCTTCGGAACCAGCAGAAGCTGTAATATCAGAAGATGCTTGATACCAGCTCTCACCTGCATCGGTTGAATTAGGAGCACCAGAAACACTTAATTCATCTTTGTGATATACAAATTGGGAAGAAAGGTTAATTGCATCTTTGAAATAAATTGAACCGCCTTCATCACTCTTAGCATCAGATAACTTTGAAAGATAGGTTAGTCTTTCTACAACATCATTTGTTGCAGTATCAACAACTGCTACATGAACTTCATCATTATAGATGTATCTTTGTCTTGCAAAGTTTGAAGTTCCAGGACGAGGACCAATTGCACTTAAAGCAAGAGATTCGCCATTTCCTACTGAAACTGATGCATTTGAATACCAGTCATCCGCAGCAGTGATGTTAACATCAGTGCCACCATTTTCCCAGGTATCACCAACGGAAGCAACAACACCTTGCTCATCGAAGATAACAGTAAGTTTCTTTGCAACTGCATCCCATGCAACAACTTCAACAGCTTTTGCTACACCACCAACATTAACTACACCAGCAGTTCCAGCAACAGGAACTTCAGTGTCTGGAACATCAGCGAGAGTTAGAACTTGGTCAGCACCTCTGTCTACAACAAATACTTTATAGTTATTTGCCCAGGTTCCTGCTGATCTTGCAATAAGTTTGTTTGCTCCACCAACACCAGATTCAAACTCGGTTTCTGTTCTGACAAGAACTGCAGAATCTGAAGCAGCATTTAGAAGACCATCGTTTTCAATTCTGACAACTGCCAGTCTACCGCCATATGCGATATATTCCGAAGCGATGAGCCAATCCTCTGCATTTTTTGCAACAGGTGAACCAAAATTTTCGATTAATTGACGTTCTGTTGAAATTGTGGTGATTTCTCCAACAGGACCTTTTTTGAAGGTAGTAGCAAATGCTCCAATAATATTGAGAGCACCAACAATAGTTGCACTCGATAGCTCACGTTCTTTAATTACTACACCAGGCGATACTTGCGTTGCCATGTTTTTCTCCTTGAGATATCATAATTGATCTGTAAATATTTAGAAAAATGTATATTTCAAAGGTGGTGAACAATACGTGAACTACCAATCTGGATAACACCAGTCAACAAAAGGATCTCTCTTCTTTCTAGATTCCATAACTCTCTTCACAGTGCAATCTTTACATTCGTATGCATATGCTGACGGAAATCCTTTTTTGTTTTTTCTAGTCAAATAAAAATCTGCTATTAAATCTTTTGTCACACCACAAACTCTACATCTCCTTTCTTTAAAAATGAGATGTTCTAAACTAAATTGGTCTTCTATGTCCATTAGTAATTCCACATATAACCAACTTCTTCTTGCTTATCTCCGTATTCCCACAGATTTCCGTCTGCATCAATGAAGGTATCATCACCCATACCATCATCAACAAACCCAAAAGGAGCCATATCTTGCTCAATCTGATTTCTTTGTTCTTCATAAATTCTTCTTCTAATATCTTGATCAGTCATTTCTTTGAAATACTCTTGCATGACTAACCATGCAAAGAGAACCATACACATCACAAGATCATCATGGTATCCTTCGTCTGCTTCCCAAGCTTGTTTCTTCTGAACAAATGTAGTAAGCTCTTGGAAAATTTGAAAGTCATTAAAGATTAATTTATCTTCTTCAATAATTGCTTTGAGATTAGCGCAACCAATCTTCTTCACAGTCACACTCATCTTGACACCTAGTTGTGTTTTGTTTCCTGAGAATCCTTGTCCTACAATTTGTCCTGCTCTACCACGCATGGCACACATAAGGACATTAGGATACTCTAAATCATAGTTGAGAGTAGAAGCAATACTATCGCCAATGTCATTAACTTCTACCAGAACGTATGGATTATTATACTCTTTACAAACTTGAAAAATTACTGAGGGAAACAATACAGGTTTAATCTCATTATTTCTGTATTTCGCAACGATCTTATACGGCACTGTGGTGATATCAAACACGATAAAAGCACTATAGTCGCCACCAATTCCTCGGGCAACATCCACAGTAATAATATATTCGTGATCCTTTTGGACTCTCTCATACACGTCAAGTCCTGCATTGCTAGCTATAGGGTCATGGAAAGGAATGTTTTGTAGTTTTGCTGGACTAATTAAAGTATCAGCAGATCCGAGAAAGTCGCACTCAAACTCTTGTGCGAACTGCCTTGGTGATGTGTTCTTAATTGTTTCTTCTTTCCACTTGGAATCCCTTCCAGGAACCTGTGACCAGTGGACTTCGTTAGTAACATAATCATTCTTACCTCTCCTAGCATCTTCCCACATCTTATAGAAGTGGTTCATGCCATTAGGCGTTGAAATGATTATGACTTTCGTTGACTTACCAGAAGTAATAGTAGGATAAACAGAGGCAAAGAATTGCTCCGCAACATGGTTTGGAACGAAGGCGAATTCGTCGAGGAAGAGAATGTTAAACGACATGCCTCGGACAGCACTTGCAGACGTAGAAGCTGCCAATATCTTACTGCCATTTTCTAACTCCACATTACCTTTGTTCCATACCAGGATACCATGTTGCATCCACTTTGGTAGATTTTCGTAAGCAAGTTGTAACCTACCTAAAAGTTCCCTTGCTGTGCTAGCCTTGTTAGCAAGAATGCCAATGTTAACGCTATCGTAGAAAATTGCGTAATAAAGAAGATAAGCGACAACCGTAGTAGATTTTCCTGTTTGTCTTGGAAGTTTTGCGATGTTGAATCTATTCGCATGGAAATCCCTCAAAATATTTTTCTGAAAATCATACATGCTAAAAGGAACTAATCCTTCATCTAGCGAGATAATTTTGATGTAATTCATAGCAAAATAGATAGGATCATTTTTACACTTGATCCATTCATCAATTTGCTTTTTTGTAAATTGAATTGGGGTTCCCGCCTTCTTCAGGTTCGGATTCCCCAAATATACATCATTAGTTATTGCCACTAATAAATCCTAGTTCACCACTAGTATTTATTGATCAGATTTTTCTTCAAGATTGCTTAAGTCTTCAAGACGTTTTTCCCATGTATCACCACCATCAGAACCTTTCATTGGATTGATACATTGAAAGTTGCCAAATTTATTACAAACAAGACCAGCAAGATCTAATTCATTACCAGCTCTTCCTGTTCCAGACCAGTAATGCTGTCCATTGATCCACGTTGCCCCACACTTAGGACATTCGACCCTAGTTAAACTAAGATCTGATAATTCTTTATCCATTTTTGTTTCTCCTTGGATTGATACCCAGTTCTTTTTCTAGTTTGCGTCTCATAAAAGACATTCGGAACTGGATCCAAGCATATCTTAACTGTAAATCTACATAATAAAATACCCTCATAGTCGCATCATAACCTCCTATAGCAAAGAGGATGATTACGAATACAAGGATTAGATAAGCACCAAGCATATGTTACATCCAGGTACATACATTATAGACGTATGTAGTAAAAAATAGTGTAACAATTGATTACATTTTATTGACTTTTGTTTAAACCACAACTTTTCCAGAATATTGCTACTCAATAAGGGTTCCGTATTGTCTTCTGATTTCTCTGAGTTCTTCGAAGTCTTTTTGTTTGGTGCCGCCATCGTATGCCCATGCATAACCTTCTTCAATCATTTGTTCGTTGAGGGACAAATCTGCGTCCCCAATGTATAACCAACCAAGAAGACGCCCATACTTCCCGACACCGCCAACAAGTTCAGTGCGGATAACAAGATCATCATCACCCAGAATAGCACCCTCCAGTTTCTCTTTGAGCCAGTTTGTTGCGTCAATTCCCAACTCCTTTTCTTCAAGGTCTCTGGTTCTCTTCTCTGGAGTATCCACTCCTGCGACTCTAACTCTTTCTTTTTTGTAAAGATCGAACCCCAGATCGATCGTGACATCAATCGTATCTCCGTCAAGAACTCTGTTGATCTCGGTCACTCGGAAGTTGTAGCAACTCTTCCGACTTGGTGGTGTCATCGCTCCCATGGGATTCTCTCTTATCAATACCTAGTATATAGTAAATGATATAGGCAACTCCAATAAGAAGAAGCACTATAGACCAAATAACGCTCCATGTGGGATCATTCAGATTTTCGTGGGGTCTCAGAATCAGGTTCACGATAAAATGGTTCCCAATGTTGCCATCCATATTTATGAACTAGATTCATACCAATGATAGGAACTACTATTAACATGAGGGAAAGGATACCTATACCCCATGGACTTTCCATTGTATGCCTAACAAACAAAATCATGCTGGATAATCCCAATTAGTTATGAATTGTGTTTTGTGTTCTGGTCCCCACCCACTAAGGTACAGATAAGGGAAAGTACGAATTTGGCAAGAATCGCCAGTACATAGAAGGTCATCTACAATCCTCCAGGATTCCATTACCTCATCGGCATGAACAAAGTGTGATTGATCTTCATTAATAGCATCATAAAGAAGCTTCTCATAACCATCAATCGCTCTATCCTGTGGGTAATCATATGATAATGTAGCAAGTTCTAAACTATCATTTAGACCAGGAGACTTCATATCCATACGAATATCAAGATGAGGATTTGGTTGAAGACGCATTACAATACGATCTCCAGTCTCGCCATCATATAATTTTAGTGGAGGTGTTTTGAGTTTAATAACAACCTCTACACATTGATAAGGCATTTTCTTGCCAGTCATGACGTGAAAAGGAACTCCCTCCCAACGCCAGTTATGCACGAATAGACTACCAGCGAAAAAGGTAGGAGTATTACTATCAGGATCAACACCTGACTCGGACTTATATGTGTCATATTGACCCAAGATTGTGTTCTTTGACATTGTAGTGGCGGCAAGCACCTTTGTCTTTTCTCTTCTAATTTCTTTTGCTGACATTTTGCTAGGAGGTTCCATAGCAATGAGTGCTAGCACTTGTAGAATATGGTTCTGTAGCATGTCACGAACCTGACCTGCTGTGTCATAGTATTGAGCTCTACCTTCACAACCGATAGTCTCAGTGGCAAAGATCTGGACTTCTTCTATATACTGCCTGTTCCAAAGTGGTTCCAGTAGAATATTGCTAAAACGGGTGGTAAGGATATTATTAACAGTATCTTTACCGAGATAATGGTCAATGCGATATACTTGTTTTTCCCGTAGATGTCTAGCAACCACAGTTGATAGATGATCAGCAGATTTAAAATCGTGCCCAAAGGGTTTCTCAATAACCACACGGGATGTTTCTGGGTCATCTAAAAATCCTCCTTGCTTGAGATTGATAATTGCCCATTCATATCGTTCTGGTGGAACAGATAGAAAATATGTTGTGTCGTCTGTTTCGGGAAGTTTATTAAGACTTTCCTGGCTAGACAAGTCACATGAAACATAATCCAATTGATTTAAAAATCCCTCTGGATAGTTTCCAAGAGATTCTTTCCATGCTTTTGCTCCAATATCTCTTCTAGCAGCACCAGTAATTAAAAAATTTCTCGGAATCAAATCTTGATACCAGAGTTTATAAAGTGCTGGAATAAGTTTTCTTTTACATAGATCTCCAGTCGCACCGAAGATAACTATGCCTCTAGTGAGCGGTTCCATTTCCATCATAGTCGTCTGAGTCGTAGTAGTTATTTTCACCTTTTCGTATCCCGAAATAGATGGTGGCACATACAAACGGTAGTGCTCCCCAAAGTAAGACATCAGCGAACGTCATGACCACCAAACATTGCCCTCATTCCATTGAGGATTTTATTAGCAAACTTGCCTAGTCGTCTTGACCCAAATCTTTCGTATAGCGCACTGCTAATAACAGGAGCGGGTACGCCAAGATCCACAGCAGCATGAACAGTCCAACGACCCTCACCACTGTCTGATACACCACCATCGAACTTGCTAAGCTCTCTATCGCTGCGTAAAACATCAGCGGTAAGGTCAAGTAACCAAGACCCAACCACGCTACCACGACGCCACAACTCAGCCACCTTAGCAACATTAATGTCGTAACAATAGTCTTCTGGGCTATCCATTGGAGCGACTTCAGCATCTCCTTCTTTGACATACTTGGCACCTGCATTTGCTTCATGTAAAATATTGAAACCTTCGGCATATGCTTGCATGATGCCATACTCTACGCCATTATGCACCATCTTCACAAAGTGACCAGCGCCTGAAGGACCGCAGAACATCCATCCATACTCTTCTGGATACCAAGTGAAACCGTCTCCGTTATTTGTTCGTGGGGCAGCACTAATGCCTGGTGCGAGTGCGTCAAAGATAGGACGGCAGACGGATACTGCAGTATCTGTACCACCAACCATAAGACAATATCCACGCTCCAAACCATAAACACCACCACTAGTACCACAGTCAAGATATTGGATGCCAAGTTTAGAAAGCCTTTCTGCCCTGCGTCTAGAGTCTTTAAAATTGGAATTGCCATGATCAATAATAATATCGCCTTCCACACAAAATTGTAGTAGCTCATTAAGTGTATCCTCTACGGTTTCTGCTGGCACTACCATCATATAAATGCCAGGACCTTTTGCCCCGACTTCTTGTACGAGGTATTTGATTGAAGTGGTATATCCACTGATGTAACCTTTCTCATACTGCTCTTCTGCCTTAGCAGCATTGTTTCTGTATCCCCAAACTTCATGTCCTGATTTAATGAGACGGCGGGACATACCTTCGCCCATCCGTCCTAGTCCGATCATTCCTACTTTCATTTAATTTTCTCCATTGCTAATTTTAATTCTCTAGAGTGTTCTAATTCATCATTCAAGATCTCAAGGATCTTTTTATCGGGACCATTCAAAGCAAGAAACTTTGCATAAGTTTCTGCCGCATGAATTTCTACTTCATAAGACAGATGGTATGCATTGCGAGGAGATACCCAATAATAAACCACGTTGACCCAATAGTAGATAAGGACGAGGTGTTTGGCGACAAAGCGATCAATCCAATAAGAATTACCGCCCCTGCTTTCCATATACTCCAGATGTGATGTTTCATTGATTGATTGCTCGAAGTGTTGAAGCATTAGATCTATGTGCTCAGGACCACGAAGTCCCATGCTTTCTCTGAAATGTAATACACTCAAGAACGCAAAATAGGGTGCCCGAGCAATCTCCTCAAGCACCCA